AGCATTCATTGGAAAGTATAATAACGACTTCCCTTGTCTAGATAAGAAATGGAGACAGTTAATGTATATCCAAAGAGATGAACATTTTGATGACCTATTAAACATAGCTCAATCCAGACAATATCCTAATGAGATATCTGATGCACAGGATATTAGTAGAAGACTTCTAATGTCTAAGATAAACGATTTTGCAGGTGAGAATTTGTCTTACAAGAAAATAAATCCAACAGACTACCTTCAAGAAAATGACGAAGCTCCTCACTATTACGACTTAAGAGATGAACATTATGGGGTTGCTACGACACACGAAAGTTTCAAAGATATCCCACATTTTCTAGTGGGGTCAAAAGCCTATTGTATTGATTGTGGCTATGAGCTTGGAAGAGAAGATAGTCATTACGGATATACCTGTGGTAGTTGTAGCTATTAATTAGGAGGAGAGAATACAATGATAAAACAAAAAAAGATAAGTGTAGGTGAAACTCTTAGAGATATGGAGACCTTTAAATTAATTTTGGGTCTTACTCAAAAAGAATTAAAAGACACATTAATTAAAGATATTTTACCACTGTTCTATAGTAAGAACATGATTAAGAGTGAAGACGGATACATCAAGGTTGTGGGCGAAGAAGACGTGATGTTGCTTGCACATATGGACACAGTATTCAAAACGCCGCCAACAACTTTTATATTCGACAAGGAACAGGAATTAATAACTTCGCCAGAAGGTTTGGGCGGAGACGATAGATGTGGTATATTTGGTATTATAGCTTTACTCCTAGCAGGGCATCGTCCACACATACTCTTTACTGAAGACGAAGAAATTGGTGGAGTTGGAGCTCGTAAGGCGTCAAATAAAGAAGTTATTCCAAATAACGTAAAATACCTAATTCAACTAGATAGACGAGGGAGTGAGGACGCAGTATTTTATTGTTGTGATAATCCAAAGTTCCATTCTCTTGTAGAAGGATATGGGTTTAAAAAGGAAGTGGGAAGCTTTACTGACATTGATACACTAATGCCTATCTGGAATATATGTGGCGTAAACTTATCAATAGGGTACTACAATGAGCATAAGCAATATGAGTATGTAAATATTAAAGAAATGATTACCACTGTTGAAAAAGTTTCTAAGATGATAAGTACATTACCTGAAGAGAAACCAACATTTATCGAAAAAGAATATATTCAGTATAAAAGAAAAAGCAAATACTTTAATTTTTATCAAGGATTGTACGATGTAGGAAAAGAAGAAGAAGATGGATTTGATATAGTGTGTGATGCGTGTGGGAAATTTCACAAGGACACTTCTTCACTAAGTGTATATGGAATGGATTTATGCGATGGATGTCATGGACTATTAGAGATTCCGTCTTAAACGGAGGTGATACATGTTAAAGGACATAAAAGATTTTTATAAGAATGGTTACGGGGTTGAAATAATTGACCCCAATCCTCTTATTTCCTTACATAATGAAAATAAAAAGGAAATAATCAATATGTTTGGAGGTCAAAAGAAAATAGAAATGGATATTGAAACTACAGTAAGTGACAAGGAGTATAGAAAGATTCTTAATGTTTTTTCTAGGAAGTATGAAGGTACGAACGCATTGCTAGGGTTAATAACCAAAGATGAGTTTTTGAATAATAAAATTACTAGTGAGATAGAGTATGGTGAGAAAAAATTCAACAAAGGGATGAAAGTTTCCAAGATACTCAAAAAAGCTGTGAATTATAATCCATATGATTTACAAACTGACTACTCAATGATTATACAGAAGTCGAAGATAGTTGGAAAACTTGTTTTTAGTGTAGATATTTTAGATATGCTTACAATAAGTTTAAATAATAAAAACTGGAGTAGTTGTTTAAATCTCACTGATGGTATTTATAGAGGTGGAACCTATTCTTACCTATTAGATAGTAGCACTTTTGTGGCTTATTTAAAAACAAATACCACAGTCATCAATGGAGTTGAAATAGATGACAAACAGTGGAGGCAATTAGTACACGTCAATGTAGAAGAGTCTCAAGCATTGTTTTCTAAAAATTATCCCTATCAATCAGACATTCTAAGTGTTGCTGTTAGAGAGAATCTTGAGGAGTTGTTATCTAAATATAAGAATTTACAGAACAAATGGATGTTGGTAAGAAAGATGGGAGTCATAAGACAATCGATAAATGATATTGGCATGACTTTTGATTACAATGATATATTATTATCCTCTTCTAAAGAAGAAGATATGAGTGCTATATATCATAAAAAGGGAAGTATGGGACTATCTGTAGACATTGGGATTATGAAAATCCCTTGTCCAATATGTGGCAAAAAACAAATTGATAGCGAAGATATGATTATGTGTAGTAGTTGTGACACTATGGTTAAATGTAAGTCTTGTGGGGAATATAATTGAAAGAGTTATATGACTGAAGACGATATATGTTATGAATGTTTTTAGAAAATAGTATTTGACAAAATTAGATTTGTATGGTATAATTATAGATGTAGAAAATGAAAGTATAAAAAAATTAAAGGAGTGATGTAATGTCAGATTTAAGACAGGGTTATAGTTCAGTAGTTATCAAAGGAAAATTAATGGAGAATACTCTCGAGCAAAATATTAGTAAGAGAGATGGTTTCCCCTATATCGCAGGAGACCTATCAATCAAAACAAGTGATGATAATATCGTCAAAGTAAATATGTATGCAGGAAAATTTAAAAAAGCTGGTGGAGAAAGTAAATTGTTCAAGAGTTTCAAATCTATCATGGAAACTTATAAGTCTTCAGCAGATGCAGGAGAAGGGCAAGAGGGAGACAACGTAGAATTTACTAGTGCGGAGTTATCGCCAAATAGTTTTATGGGAAATGATGGAAGTATAGTTGAGAATTACAATGTAAGAGGTGTATTTCCAAACAGAATTAAAGGAGAATTTGAACCTACTGGAACATTCGAAGTTGAAATATTAATTGACTCTATATTTGATGAAATGGATGAGAAAACAGAAATGGAGACAGGGGCTAAGATTATAAAAGGTTATTTTATTGGATATGGAGGAAGTGTTGTGGAGTTAGAATTTGCAGTAGAAAGTCCACAAGGAATAAGTTATGTTGAGTCTCAATATAAAAAAGGTGATACTGTCAAGTTATTTGGTCAAATGAAAAATAAAGAAGTTACTATCACCAAGACAGAGGAAATGGCTTTTGGAGAAGATATTGTTCAAGAAAAAACAGTATCAAAGAAAAGATTGCTTGTTACTAGAGGAACAACACCTTATTCAGATGGTAAAGAGTATGCTATTGAAGAAGTTAAAGAGGCACTTAAGATGAGAAACATCAATTTAAAATCAAAAAGTAAAACATCTAAATCTGCTAAGCCTAAAGCTAAAGAGACTAGTGGTTCTGGTGGTAGTTTCGACCCATCAAACTTTTAGTCAAAAGGCAGTTGTAAGTTATTAGAAAAAATAAAAGGAGTGATTAGATGTTAGATTTAATGAATGTAGAAGAACATATCCCTAGTACCAATCTAAAGGGGTATTCAGTAATGATTTATGGTGAGAAAAAAGTTGGTAAGACATATAATGCAAGTCAATTTCCAAAACCTTTACTATTGGCTTTTGAAAAAGGGTACAGTGCTTTATTCGGAGTAAAGCCTGTTCCAATTAATAAATGAACTGAAGCCAAAGAAGTGTTAAGACAGTTATCCAAAGATAAGGTTAAGGGTCAGTATGAAACGATTATTGTTGATACGGCTGATATAGCTGTAGAATACGTAAAAGAATATATCTGCAACAGAGAGCAAGTTGGTAAGATAGGAGATATTGGATACGGACAAGGTTACGGAATGTATGAAGAAGAGTTTGATAAATTCATTAGAGAAATTCCAAAAATGGGATATGGCTTAGTAATTATCTCTCATGATAAAGATAAAATCTTCACTGATGAAAGTGGTCATGAGTATAACAAAATCACAACAACATTAGACAAGAGAGCTCATAAGGTTGTAACAAGAGCTGTTGATATCTATGCCTATGCTAGAATGGTGACAAACTCAGAAGGAGCTGAAAGTAGAAAATTATTCTTAAGAGGAACAGAGAGATTTGAAGCTGGAAGTAGATTTAAGAATATTAAACCCTTCGTGGATTTCTCTCATGATAGCTTAGCTGAAGCAGTTAAAGAAGCAGTTTTATCTGAGGCAGAGGAAAAAGGAATTAAAGTTTCTGACGAGGTAAAGAATTTAAGAAAAGAAACTGCAAAAGAATATGGAACCTTCCAGGAAGAGAAAAGTAGATTTGATGATTTAACTGGAGCATTTATGAAAGAAGGAATGAAGTTATTAGGTAATTTAGAAGACCCTGATGAAGTTGTTCAGGGCAAAAGAGCATTGTCGGACAAAATAATAACTTTAGTAGAAGAAGAATTAGGAAAAGGAAGAAAGGTTTCTGAGATGAGTAAGTCTCAAGTAGACATTTTATTCCTAATAAATAATAGAATAGAGAATGAATTGAAGTAGTAAAACTGAATAGGAGTATAATGCTCCTATTTTTTTTATTAATGAAGAGGTGATTGAATGGCGAACAAAGTAAAATGTCCAGTTTGTGAAAAACGCTTCTACAAAGAAGAAGTAGACTTTGTAAAAAAAGGAAGAAGGTATTATCACAAAGAGTGTGTAGAAGAACAAGCGGAAGTTGATGAAGCGAATTCCGTAATAAACCATGAAAATATGATAGAAATAATAAAAGAAATATTTGATATAAAATATCCAAGTCCTAGAATACTCAAACAGATAAAAGACTATGGAAAAAAAGGCTATACTTATTTTGGTATATGAAAAACTCTAGAGTATTGGTTTATATTAGAAGGGAATTCTACCAAGAAAGCTCATGGTGGAATAGGAATAGTGCCCTACGTTTATGAGGACGCTTCTATTTACTACAAGAAAATTAAAGAAAGTAAGGAATCTGGCAATCAAAAATTAAACAAAGAACAACACAAGGTAGTTATAGGAAGACCAGACAAGAAAAGTGTTTTTGAGAAAAGAAAGATAGATATGAAAGAATTATAGGAGGTGAGCTTTGAGTAGTTTTAAAGACATAAATATAGAAGAATTATACGACAACAAAGCAGTACTAATGTTATTCGGTGCTCTTTTGAACAATCCAACAACATTATTAAAACACGACAGATTTAAATTAGAGGTATCGGATTTTGTGGCAAGACATCATAGAATTGTTTTCTCTGCGATAAATAATTTAGTTAACTCTGGAGTAGATAGATTAGATTCTATTGCGATAGATAGTTATTTAAACAAGTATCCAGAACAATATGAAATATTTCGGAGCAATAGAGGATTAGAAGCCCTTGAGTTTGCGAAAAACAGTGCTGGTGGAGACAATTTTGTGTACTATTATAATCGTGTAAAAAAGTTCTCTTTATTGAGGGCTTATTTGAAGTCTGGAGTAGACATAAGATTTATATACGACCCAGATGAACTTAATTCAGACAAGAAAGAAAAAATGCAAAATGGTTTAGATAAGATGTCCATAAATGAAATAATTAGTCTAGTAGATATGAAGATAGTAGAAGTCAGACAGAGTTTTGAAATGAGTGCTGACAGCTATGGACAAAGAGCTGGTCAGAATATTGTCGGTTTAATAGATGATTTATTGGAGAAACCTGCAATTGGTCTACCTTTAAATGGTAATTATATAAACGGTATCGTAAGAGGTGCAAGACTCAAGAAACTCTATATGAGAAGTGCACCCACGGGAGTAGGTAAAACACGCTTTAGTGCGGGAGATGCTATAAACTTAGCAGTGGATAAGATTTGGGACTCAAAGAAGAACGATTGAATATCTAATGGTATAAGTATGCCATCACTATTTATTACTACAGAGTTAGAAATACAAGAGATACAAACACTATTCCTTGCTTTTGTTTCAAATGTAAATGAGGCACATATATTAGACGGAGAATATGATGAGGGCGAAAAAGAAAGAGTAATAGAAGCTGCACACATCATAAAGGAAGCTCCAATTTGGATAGAACACTTGTCTAATCACAATATTCAACAGGTAGACAATATGGTAACAAGGCATAAATTAAAACATGACGTTCACTATGTATTTTTCGATTATGTCCACACTACTCTAAAGATACTTGCTGAAATTGCTTCTGCCAGTAGAGGAGTCAGACTAAGAGAAGATAATGTTCTGTTGATGTTTGTAAGTAGATTGAAGAAGATAGCTAATGAATTAGGAGTCTTTATATATACTGCTACGCAAGTTAATGGCGACTGGGATAAAGTAGACCAAGCTACACAAAA